CGAGTAACAGTTGCACCTGTTAAATCATTACCAGTAGTTGTGGCATTAACGTCAATTAAAATAGCACTTATTGTTCCTAGTGCATTGCTGACTGTTAATGTAGGGCGAGGTAGTTGTCCTTTAGTAAAAGCAAATCCTTCAGCTTCTATTGGAAATCTCTGATATGTGTTCCCTGCCCAGACTATTTCTCCGTTATCTTTCAGAGATGAACCAGCATGGAATCTGTAAACTGTGCTAGATCCATGTAAACTACTGTCTAAAGTAAGAGTAAATAATTCAATTATTGCTGATGGGTTTATATTTTGAAGATTGCTAACAATAGCAGAACTGCTCATGGTTCAAACACCTCTCTAAATGTTGTCTGGATTGTGGCTCTATTGTTATATGGTATAGATTTTGTCCAATTTTCGCAAACATACTGTCCAGCACCAGATAAAGTAATCGAAACATTTCCACTATTAGTTGCACTGGCAGCAGCAGTAACAGTAAATACGTTGGAATCAGTAACAGAAGCAACAAGAAATGTACCATCAGTTGCCGATCCAGAAGTGTAGTCAATAGTAAGTTCATCTCCTACAGCTACACCATGACTTGTGATTGTGATTGTTACTGTAGTGCCTGATTGAGAGTAAGTTCCTGTTTTTGTAAAACCTTCTCCTGGTGGAGTAAAAGTAAAGCTGGCACTGTCATTTGCTCTGCTGTCTAAGAATCCTTCTATAGTGTCTGCATCTGTTTCCGATACTTCAAAAGTAAAATTATAAACTTTTGGATTTTGGTGTGCAGCAAGTCCAAATAATATTCTGTGCTCATAGCCGTCAGCAAAACGAATTGTTCTAGTTAATGGTGCGGATCTTTTTTGTTGTCCGTATGTCGGTGTAATTGATGGAAAAGTAGCCATTATGCAAGTAAACCTCCAGGTCGTTTTTGCTTAATTAATTCTGATTGTACCGCTACTGATATAGCTTTACCTAACTCTCTGCCTTCCTGTTCATCTCCTTCTACATTAGATCCAGTGGCATCTACATTTACAACAATACTTGTAGATCCACCGAGAGCATGGTTTGGTGTAATCATTCCCGATACACCTGGAGTAAATAATTCTGGTCCACGTTCTCCTACAAGATAGCCACTTCCACCTTTTACTGATCCTCCTCCTGCTCTTTCTCCTACTACTAAACTGGTATGTTGACTAAGAGGATTTCCTAGTGGACCTAATGGTGCTCCTCCAAATGGACCTTTGTTGAATAAAGAACCTAGTCCACCGAATATTGAACCAAATAATCCCCCACCACCTAGCGTTCCCTGTGGATTGCCAAATAAAGCTAAATTAAATGCTGTATCTATAAGTTTGTTCAGTACGTTATTTAATAGATCGTTGAGTGTTGACGTTCCACGGATCATTCCCTGTATTCCCTGTGATATGTCAGTTGCTATTGACTGCCCTAAATCTTTAAACGATTGTCTTATTTTTTCTGCTAGTTCTGCTTGTTTTTCTAAATCTTTATTTAGTTTCATAGTATCTTCAACTCTCTTTTTATCTATCTCATTTATCTTTGCTCCTGCGTCTACCATCTCTTGTATTTTTTCTTCTACTTCTTGAGCTAACT